GAATAGGCTGTATCTACACCGCATGAGAATATTTCAAACTTAAGCAAGTCCTTTTTATCAGCCACCCTCTTTTTAAGCCAATCTATGGACCTAACATTGTTTTTCCTGCTAAAGTTCGGGAATATTAGCCCTGTTGCCCTACCCCTTAGACCTTGTATCTTATTTTTATACAGCTTAGTTCCCTTAGGTACGTTTGTTATAATCTGATTTAACTTTTCTTTTGTTAACCCCAGATTATGCTCAAAAGAAAAGAACCAGTGCACCCAGCCGGGTTTTGGTTCCTCGTTCAGCATATCATTCAGTTCAGCAGGGGCATCTGCTTTATATTCAGGCAATGGCCTACTATGATTGATATATTCCTTATATATCAATAAGCTTGGGTCATCAGGGTTAAGTGTGCCTAATAAATAGTCACATCTCATACTTATTTCCCTTACATAGTTCATATCTGCTATATTGATTTCATCTATATAAACGCATCCGTATTGCCCACCTAAGGCTTTTTTCCATCTGGATTTATTATCATAACCTAGAACATAAATTATCTTAACTCCTCTAGGTGTTTGATAAACAATATGTGGCAATGAGTGTTCTCCTCTACCACTTGCGTTGTATTCTGCTAAGCTGCCAAATATATCTATAATTCCTAAGTCTTTGTTGATTATGTTTTTTTCTATAGTTCCTAGGTCTAGTCCAGATAGGACATGTAACTTCTTTGGACTATCTGCTACTTTTAGCATAAACTTAACTATACCAACAGTAGTTTTTCCGCTAAACGTAGTACCTTCCATAAATTCTACAGGTGCATTATGTTTGAGGAATGCTTTGTACTTATCTGATAATAACAGTTGTTCGCTCAAGGGAAATCATCCCCCTCGGCTCCAGGATAAATATCCATGCACATTTAACAAGGCATAGCACATGAACATAATAGCTTGTGGATAGTTTGGTACATGCATTGCAATATACACCCAAACTATGTTACTCAAAATCCATACCACAAAGCCGGATTTTCTTTTTAGATTAACTAGCAAATTACCACTTAAACTTAATACTGTTGCAATAATCGATATTACTAACATGTGCTATTCCTCCTTAAGTTGCTTTAGAATGCTATCTAATTTATTTACTTTGGTGTCGATTGTACCGTCTACGCTAACATCTCTCTTATCTCTCCACTCATTAGGTTTTCTATTTTTAAGCCAAAATATCTGCGCTGTTACATCAGGAATAACTCTCTTTATTGTCTTTTCTATTCTTTTTCTATCCTTGCCCATTTCATCTTTTTCAATAATCTGCTTAACTTCCTCATACTCATAACCTAAAGCTCTTTTTAGTAAAGCATTTTCAACTTCTCTATCAACTACTTCTTTTCCCTTTTTTAAGGCCTCGCCTATCTCGGGGTATTTCTTTTGCCACTCATACAAAGTAGAAGGATGTATGCCTATGTTATGGGCTATTTGTTCGTCTGTAAGCCCATCTCTCGCCCATCCTTCTATTTTTAATAAGCCTTCCTCTATTATCCAATCATGATATTTGCCCGGTCCTCTCTTTATACTCACCTCATATCACCACCTCTTTCCTTTATACCACTAACTCTAAGGTTGATACTCAATTGCGCTTTATAAACTAAAAAAGAAGCCTTGCGGCTTCCCAACCAAAAAGAAGCCTTGCGGCTCCCCAACTAAAAAAGAAGCCTTGCGGCTTCCCTCTATTCAATAGCTTTTTTTAGTTCCTCACTCCAGTCTATGCTCGTTAAGTTGCCTTCCGCATTCCAGAAGCTCTCCAGGTCATTTACCATCTTGGTTATTGCTGCTATGTCTTCTTTGGCTCCTTCTCTCCCAAGTACTTGTATCTTTTCTACTGCTGTCTTTACAAGCCCCTCCATCATTAAGTTGTATGCTATCTTTTGCATTTGAATCCCTCCTGTGTTCTTTTGTTGTCTCTATGTTACAATCTAATATCAGTTAAGTCAAGGGTTTTTAGCGATTTAATCCTATTTTTTTGTCAATTTTTTTTAACCTCTTTATATGGTATTTGTACTCCATCTCTAATCAAAAATACATCTTCATCTGATTCTTTGAAGCTAATATATCTATTTACTATTACATCTACATACTTTGGATCAATTTCCAAACCATATGCAATCCTGCCATTTTGTTCACAGGCTATTATAGTTGTGCCACTACCCATAAAAGAATCAAGCACTATGTCTTGGCCTTTCGTGTTGTTCCGTATTAGGTAATCAAATAGAGCAACAGGTTTCATCGTTGGATGTTCACCATTCCTAGTTGGTCTTTGAAAATCAAGAACAGTTGTTTGTTTTCTATCTGAGTTCCATAAGTGTCCTGCTCCATCTTTCCATCCATACAAGCATGGCTCATGTTTCCATTGATAATCTTGCCTACCCATAACCATAGTATTTTTATTCCATATTAAGCACTGCCTTACTTGCCAACCAGTATCAATGCAAGCACCTCTAAAATTATACCCTTCTGTGTCTGCATGCCATATATAGAAAACCGCACCTGGTTTCATCACCTTGTCTGCAGCAACAAAGGCATCACTTAGAAATTTTCTAAATTCTGAATCTTCTAAATTGTCATTTTGAATTGTTAATTTGTCTTTTGTTCCACCTGTATAATTCACATTGTATGGGGGGTCTGTTAAATACATATCAGCCTTGTTCCCATCCATTAGAGTTGCCACATCATCCTCACTGGTACTATCCCCACACATCAACCTGTGCCTTCCTAATAGCCATATATCCCCTCTTTTACTTATGGGTTCTTCAGGTGGTTCCTCATCAAAATCATCCTCTATTACTTCGGTGTCATCATTGAATAACTCACCCAGCTCATCTATATCAAAGCCTGTAAATTCATCACCCAGCCCCTCTAGCTCCACTTCTAACAGGTCAAAATCCCATTCTGAAAACTCTGCTGTCTTGTTATCTGCAATCCTGAAAGCTTTTACTTGGGTATCTGTTAAATCATCAGCTACTATACAAGGGACTTCTTCCATCCCTAATTTCTTGGCTGCTAATATACGGGTGTGTCCTGCCACTATCTCATTGTCTTTATCTATTATAATCGGCACCTTAAAACCAAAGTTCTTTATACTTGACGCAACATTGTCTATTGCATTTTGACTTATTTTTCTAGGATTATTGACATAAGGGATAATTTCATCTACACGTTTATAAACTATTTTTAACTTATTCATGATATCACCTCTACTCTCCTTCCTAAATTGTGCAATATATTCTACTTGCTTTTGCACCATAAAAATCCGGGCGGCTCATCACGCCGCCCGCAGCAGGAGGATTCAAATGTGCGCCTGGCAGAGTAACCAGGCGCCCACTTGGGAATGAAGTTGTATGTATACAAACCACCACAATACCATTATAACATTTCTAAAAGGGACATAGAGTGACAACATTTATTTCCATTTATTTTTGTTTATTTAAAAAAGAATAATACTTTCTTTTTACGTGCCTCGTGCTATACCCTAATTCCTTTCCTACCTGCTCCCATTTCAGCCCGTTTATGTGTCTTAATCTTAAAATCACTCTAATTGTAGGGTCTTTAACTTTTTCTATGTATTCACTTAATCTGTCTCTTTCGTCCATTAATTCATCTAGCTTTTTAGATAGTTTTTTTTCTAATCTTTTTAATCTTGCATAATATTTATCGTAATCATACCCCTCAATTTTAAAATTCTTTTTTGTATATGGATACTCCGACATGCTACCACTGACAAAGTCAGTTGTGTATTCTGCTGTGGTTTTGCCTATTTCCTCCTGTATAATTTCTATCTCTTTTTGAATGTGCTTAAGTTTAGATAGTTCTTTCTTCATTTTTTATTCCTCCCTATCATGTTGTTCTCTTGCATCTGGCTTAGTCGAACAGTTCAGGGTTTTCATGAATGTCTCCCCTAACTAGATAGTGTTCAAATTCACACATTTTCTCTTTATCTCCATAAGCGTCTACTAAAACATACATAAGACTTTCTTCATCCCAAACCACTTTATAAAGCCCTTCCCAGCTTGCATAATCTAAAACTTGTACTAAATCGTCTTCATAAATTTCTTTACCGTTCTTGTCGTTCCAGCCGGTGTATTGGCCTACTGTGTCGGGGTCAACATCAAAATATTGAAAATGATCTCCGTATCTCTGTTGTATTTTCGGTATATCTCGC